AGGCCGTGCGGGAGGCGAACAGGGTGATGCAAGAGAACGTCATCGGCGATGCCCTGGACAAGCATATCCAAGGTCATTTCCGGAGCCTCCGATAATGGGAGCCATCACGCAGCTCTTCAAGCGCGAGCTGAAGGCAACCCCCAAGAAGAGCCCGCAGGCGGGCTTCGCGGCAGCTTTCCAGGACCAGAAACGAGCCGGTCGTCCGAACGTCCGATTGCTCCGCAACCTGTCGCAGTCACCCTGGGTACGAGCCGCCATCGACATCCGCAAGGGCCAGATCTCGGCCGCCGAGTGGGACATCGTGGCCCACGATCCAGCCAGGCCGTACTCGAAGCGACTCCAGCGTCAGCTCCGCGAGCTGTTCGACACGCCCAATCCGCGCGATGAGTCCTTCCAGACCATGATCGAGATGGCCGTGGAGGACATCCTCGTTGTCGATGCGGGCAGCATCGAGAAGGTGCGGAACCGGCTCGGGTCCGGGCAGCCGGTCGAGCTCTGGCCGATCGACGGCGGCGAGGTCTGGGTCAGCAAGGTCTGGGACGGCGACCCCGAGGAGCCGCGCTACTTCTGGCGGCCTTGGCCGGGGACAAAGGATGTCGCCAGCTATACCAACAACGAGCTCATCTACATGGTTCAGCGGCCATCGACGGCTCGTGTCATCGGTCTCTCCAGCGTTGAGATCCTAGTCGGCGTCATCGAGGCCGAGCTGTTCGGACAGGAGTTCAACGTCCGCAACCTGACCACCGCGGGCGGCGAGGGGATCTTTGACCTGGGCGAGAACGCGCGGCCGGACCAGGTCGAGAAGTTTCAGCGCTACTGGCTGGCCGACATCGCCGGGAAGGGCGCAACGGCCTTCTGGGGCGGGACGCGCGGCGCGAAGTGGATCCCGTTCCGCAACAACAACCGGGACATGCAGTATCTCGAGTTCCAGGAGTACATGGTCAAGAAGACGGCCGCGGTCTTCGAGATGCACCCCCAGGACCTTGGCCTCACTGCCGAGGTCAACAAGGCCACCTCACAGGTGCTCGATCAGCAAACCGATGAGCGTGGCGCGCGGCGGCTCCTGAAGCTCGTCCAGAACCACCTTACCCGCGAGGTCGTCTGGGACGAGCAGTTCGGAGGTCGGGATAACAACCTCGCCTTCCGCTTCACGCGTCTCAACCTAAAGCAGTCGCTCCAGGTGGCTCAGATCGAGGAGATCGCGCTCGGCAAGGTCGCCAAGCGATCGGTCAACGAGATGCGGATGGAATCCGGTCTCGAGCCCTATGACGAGGAGCACTTCAACTGGCCGATGGCGCAGACCGCGGTGGGGTTCGTGTCCTTGAAGGACGTCCCCACAGCTCGCGAGATGATGGAGTCCAAGGCCAAGCCGGTCGCCGCGGGTGGCGAGCCGAATGACTGATGGCTGCCGATCCGGGCTTCTGGCTCGCGGTCATAGCCGCGGCAGCCGTCGGTTACTTTCTGGGTCTGCACGACAGATCCTCAACTCCACCTTCTGATGAGGAAGAGAGATGTACCCACCCGGAACGCCCTGGAAGGATGTAGCCCTGGTCGGAGCTTTCTGGAACTGCGCTGAACGAGCGGAGAGACTACTCACGGCGATGCGTCCCTGGTTCAGGACCATTGCCATCGCCGTCCAGGAATCACCGGACGACACGCTGGAGGTAGTGCGGTCGATCGCCGATGTCGCGGTTCCCGATAAATGGCACGGCCATGGCAACATCAGCTTCCAGAAAGCAATCAACGCGGTGAAGACGCCGTGGTGCTTCCTCATCAGTGATGACGAGTTCCCCAGTGACGATCTCCTGGCTGGATTCCAGGAGATGCTCGATCTTGCCGGGAACAAGACGCAAGGCTTTTGGTTCCACTTCCGATCGACGATTGAAGGCTTCGAGTTCACGCGCGAGCAGGACAACCATCTGCGACTGTTCCGGACTCGGTGGGGTTGGCCGCCGACCATCCATTCGAGGCCGATGATCCCGATGGAGCAGACCCGCTTCTGGCCGAAGGAGAGCGGACACATCCGTCACGATCGCAGCCTCGACGAAATGGCGCAGGACTACATTCGTCGCTACGAGATCGGCAAGGGGAACTCTGCCTGGGAGAATCACAATCGGAGGATGCTGCACTCGGCCTGTATCGCGATCGGCCGCCTGAAGGGGGTGGACTTCGTGAAGAGCTTCGCGTGGTGGCCGGATGCAGAGCGGCTCAGTTTCTCGAGCTCCACGCTCGAGGCCGACGTCGCGAAGCTGACCGAGGCTCTGGGCGCACCGTGAAGGTCCTGATTCTCTCCAATGGGGCTGACAATGGCGGCGTCGGGATCGGGATCAAGCGAGCGTTCGCGAAGCACGCCCCCGATTGGCAGGTCAATTCAGTCACGCGAGTGACCAATTTCATCGGCTTCGAGCCTGATGTTTTCTGGCCGCCAGGGGCGGATGGGGCCGTCGTGGATGCGCTCTGGAAAGAGGCCGACGTCGTCCACATCATGGACAAGTTCGAGGCGGCCTCTATGGTGGCTGCCTACGACGAAGAGAAGCCGCGGATCATGCACCACCATGGCTCAATCTTCCGGAGCAATCCGCTCGGATTCATCGAGCGGAGCGAGCAGGACGGGATCATCCAGCTCGTTGCGACGTTTGACCTTCTCAGGTTTGCGCCGAGCGTCCTGCGTTGGATGCCGCATCCCGTCGACATCGAGCGGATGCAGCAGTTCAGGGAAACAGCGAGACGGCATAAGCGCATCACCGTTGTTCATACGCCCGGGGCTGGCTACAACGGAACGGACCACCTGTGGAGGGCAACGGAGGGGATCGACGTCTCCCTGGACATCGTAAAGGACAAGCCCTGGGCGGAGGCCATGGAGAGGAAAGCGCGAGCGGACATCCTCTTCGACAGCATGGACATCGGATATGGGATGACATCGGTGGAGGCCTTCGCCATGGGCCTCGCCGTGATTGCGGGAGGGGACCCAGATACCGAGGAGCGCATCATCGGGACGATCGGCTACCTGCCGTACCTGTCCGCCTTTCCGGGAACGCTCTCGGGAAGGATCCTGGCGCTCGTAGCATCTCCACAGGACCGTGGGCGTATCGCGGCACTGGGTTGGCAGGCCGCCAATGATTTCCATGCCGAGGTCAGAGTCGTTGAACGCCTGAAGGAGATCTACCTGGAGGCCCACGAGACGTGGGGTTGAAGGTCCTGACCATCGGGACATTTGGGGTCCCGCACATCGGCCATGCGGCGTTCCTCCAACGCTGCGCCGAGCTGGGATCGCTCGTCGTCGGTGTCAACTCAGACGAGTTCGTCGAGCGATACAAGGGAGCACGGCCGCTCTACGACGAACAGGAGCGGATGGCGCTGATCGAGTCCCTCGGGTACGAGGTCAAGATCAACCGCAGCGCTGGGCGCGCGTTGATAGAGCTGGTGCGACCAGACATCCTGACCATCGGGACCGATTGGGCGCGGAGGGATTACTTCGCCCAGATCGACGTCGACCAGAACTTCATGGACGAGCGAGGGATTACGATGGCGTACGTGCCGATGCGCCCGGCCGGAATCAGCACGACAGATTTGGTGCGGCGTTCCAGAGGAGAACATGATGGCAACCACCCGTAGGAAGTACACCCGTAGGGCGACTACCAAGAAGGCAGCCGTCAAGAAGGCAGCCCCCAAGGTCGCTGCCCCGGCGCTGGCTGGCGCCAAGATCACTCTCGGACCGCTCCCGTTGCGGTCCAATGAGCAGCTCACCATCACGGCGGAGGGCCTTCCGCGCAACGCCCAAGCGAGGGTGACGATCACCCCCGAGGGTACGCAGAGTGGCGATCGCATGCTGAAGACCGATCCCTTCGGGCAGCTTCAGACGCACATCGTCCCTCGGGCGGGAGCGCACTCGGTCGTCGTCGAGATGGAGAGCGGGACCATCAAGCGCGACTTCGACGTCGCGGAGTAAGGAGGATCCCCGATGGCGATCTCAGTCAATCCGTCGGAGCCGCGTGCAACCATCGACATCTGCCAGATCTCGGTGAGCGGCGCCGACTATGCTCGTGACCCCGACAAGACCGGGGGCGAGTTCCGCTACTACCTGGAGGCCGAGCCGCCTGCCGGGGCCGACTTCCCCAAGACTCTGAAGAGCCACGAGTTCGACGTGTCTCACGATGGGGATCACGTCTGGGACAACGTGATCTTCCCCGAGGATGGCGAGTGGACCGTCTACCTGCGCGACGCTGCCGATGACTCGGACGTCGAGTCGCAGGCGGTGACGGTGAGCTGATGGACCATCAGCACCGTTACGTGGGGTTCAATGAAGGGGGGCGCACGGTTCGCCGTTGCGCCTCCTGCTTCCAGGAGCAGCCGACCAAGTCCGCAAGAACCTCTGGTCAAGCGGCCTCCGGGTCTGTTACTCTCCCCGCCAAGAGAAAGTTCCCCCGCCGAACGGACGGCTAGCTGGTATCTCATCGGCTGGCTGTCCCCGTGAAAAGGCGGGAGAGCGGACCGGACGGTCGCCATTCGACCGTTGGGAGGCCCGCCCTCCCTAGGACAGAGTAGCACGCTCGTCCACCCTGAAGCGTCAGGCTCGTGCTTTCTGAGCAGCAAGAACGCTGCCACCCAATACCCATCAACCGCGCGGCTATGGGCTGCCCGGTGTGGAGGTCGTATGTCCCGAATCCTCTGGATCGGAGACGGTGGCAGCACCACCGGCTTCGCGCGCGTAACGCATGCCATAACGGACCGTCTAGTCGATCTCGGTCACGACGTCCACATCCTCGCCACCAACTTCCGGGGAGATCCATTCCCGGCCAAAGCCAAGCTCTACGTGCCGACTATTCATGATCGAAACGACACGTACGGCCAGGGACGGTTCATCCCGCTCGCGGCCCAACTGCACCCCGACGTCATCGTGATGCTCAACGATCCACAGGTCATCTATCGCTGGTTGCTCAAGAACCCATCCGACGCCGAACGGCTCATCCTGAAGAACTTCCCGGTGATGACCTACATCCCCATCGACGGCTATGACGTGCCGAAGATGTACGACGTGTTGGGCCAGATGACTTATCGGATCGCCATGAGCCAGTTCGGTCAGCAAGCGATGCCGGAGGCGAAGCTCATCCATCACGGGGTCGACACTGACCTCTTCTGGCCGATCTCGAGCCAGCGGCCGATCACCACCAGTCGGGGAGTTGTTCTCAGGACGAAGAAGGACGCCAAGCGGTACTTCGGGTTCAACGCCGATGGCTTTCTAATCGGTCGGATCGACCGCAATACGGGCAGGAAGGACTTCCCGGCCACCTGGAAGGCCATGCTACCCCTGCTGCGGAAGTACGCCGACATCGAGGTCTACTTCCACTGCAAGGCCCGCAACACGCAGTCTGGCATCAACCTTCCGGCGATGTTCAGCCGCGACCTAGAGCTCATGCCGCGGTTCCGTGTTCCGGGTGATGCATACGACCCGCACAACGGATACAGCCAGCAGGACCTCAACGCTCTCTACAACGCATTCGATCTGATGGTGTCGACCAGTCGCGGCGAAGGGTTTGGCCTCACTCTGGCCGAATCGCTCGCCTGCGAGGTCCCGGTGATTGCGCAGAACTGCTCTGCGATCCCGGAGGTGGTGGGGCCTGGGGGCAAGCTGATTGAGCCGGGGCCGCCGATCACAGTCCCCTTCGGACAGGATCAACGGCTTCCGAATATCGAGGCCTTCACGGAGGCCACCGAGTACGCCTATCTCCATCGTCGCTGGCGACGAGAGACCGGACGTGCCGGACGAGAACACGTGATCCGCTCGTTCCAGTGGGACGACGCGGCAGCGAAGTTCCATGAGTACATCGAGGTACTGGCACATGGGCAGCGAGAAGCGGCCGACGGCGACCCTGGAACAACTGGCGCAGCCGATGCGCCTGTCAACGCTAATGAGCGCTGACGGGGATCGCGAGGCGCCCGACTTCAAGATCTTCTCCGGCGAGCTCCAGGTCCTCAAGGCTGAGGACGCTGGAGATGGGCGGCGGCGCCTGAAGTGCGTCGCCAGCTCGACGATGAAGGATCTGCATGGCGACACCATGACCGAGCACTGCATCCGGTCCATGGCGAAGCAGGCTCCCGGCCTCACGATCTTCCTCAACCACTCGTACCGCATCCCCGAGGACGTTTTCGGGACGGTCGAGAAGGCGCGGACAAGGCGCTACAACGCGGCGTCGGCCAAGGCCGCGGGCATCTCGAAGGATATCCTCGCCAAGGCGGCCAGTACCGGATCGGACGTCCTCCTGCTCGAGCTGACAGTCCTCGTCGACGATAGCAACCCTCGCGCGGGCCAGTCGTACTCCTCAGTGGAGAACGGCGTCACGCTAGGGGTCTCGATCGGGGCGATGATTACCGACTACGACGAGGATCCCGAGGCGGATCCCGAGTCGTGGTGGCCGCCACTCATCATCAACGATGTCGATCTCCTCGAGGCGAGCATCGTCGGCATACCTGCCAACCAGTTGAGCTGGGTGGAAGGTGCCACCAAGGGACTGATCCTGAAGGGCGCGGTCGATGGCGCCGACGAGGACACGTTCCGTGACTACCGACGTGCTGCGCTCCTGAAGGAGATAGCCGCGGCGGCGAAGGAGGAGAGCGTGGAAGACCACGAGACCGAGGCCACTGCCAAGGGAGAGACGGAGGCCGAGGGCGAGGCCGCAGTCGAAGCGGCGGCGGATCCGGTTGTCGAGGCCTCAGTCGAGGCCGAGGCTGAGGAGACCCCCAAGTTCGACGGGGTCGACCAGATCATCGCCTACTATCAGAGCCAGGTCGAGACCGGGGTCGTGGACCGAACCGATCTCGACGCCATGGAAGAGGCCGTTCAGGAGGCGATCGACGTCGCTTTGGAGAACGGCGCGGATGCGGCGGAGTTCGAGGGCCGGACGGCCAAGGACCTTGCCGCCGAGATTCTGAACTCGGAGCCTGCCCCGGAAGAGCCGGACACGGCGGGCGAGGGTGAGAACCCCAGCGGAGACCAGGAAGCTCCTGCGAGCGCCCCTGAATCCGAGGAGAAGGGGACGGAGGACGCGGCTGAGAAGGCTGCCGCTGAGTTCAAGGCACTGGCCGAGTCCGGCGTGCTGGATTCTCTTGGAGAGGTCTTCGATCGCTTCAAGGGGGCGCTCGATTCTCTCCAGGCCGACAACGCGGCAAAGTCTGAGCAGATCGTGTCGCTCAGGGCCGAGCTCGACGCGGCGAATGCCAACGTGGCAGCCGCCGTGGAGTTCGTGGACAAGGTGATGGCGCTGCCGTGGGGGCGGAAGTCCATCGTGCGAGGAGCGGCCGTAGGGTTCGCCGATCGCCTGAAGGGCGGCCCGTACAGCGATGACGTCCTTGCCTACATCAACAAGCACACAGCAGGAGCTTCCGATGGATCCTAAGATCGCCGAAGCCCTCGGGCTGGTCGACGACTTCAAGACCAAGCTCGAGGCGCTGAACGCGACCCCGCACTCCATTCCGGCAACGGAGGGTCCGGGGTCCGGTGGCGATGGCGGGCGGAAGTTGCTGAGCGGCGATGACATCTTCGAGATGCAGCAGCAGCTCCGCAAACTTTCGACTCCGCACGTCTACCACGCGTTCAGCAAGCAGCTCCGTGTGAAGAGCACGGGGGTTCCCCTGGACATCTGGCTCGCGGGCGGTGGGCAGCAGCTCATCGACGCCGTCGAGCGAGATCCTCTCCTCTCGAAGGCGCTCGACACGACCTCCGGGTCGGCGCTGGTCCGCCAGGACCTCGAGCCCTTCATTTACGAGCTGTTCGTCCGGCAGTTCCCGGCCTATGACCGGATCACGAAGGAACCGGCGAACGGCCTCGTCCACACCTACACCCAGCAGACGTCGCCGGGCGGCGCGGAGCACATCTCCGAGCTGGGAACGGTGATCGACGACAAGGGCACCTACGTCCGGAAGACGACCAACATCGCGATCGTCGGCACTCGGCGTGGCGTCACGCTGAAGCAGCAGTTCGCCGCCCTCCAGTCCGGCTCGGGGTTCAACCCGGAGCAGCTCGAGATGCGGTCGGCGCTGACGGCCATCGCGGCGAAGGTCCAGAAGGACATCTTCCAGGGCAACGACACCGACACCGAATCGGGCGGCACCGAGTCGAGTGAGGCGGGCGAGTACGATCCCGACGGATTCACTGGTCTGCGTCAGCTTCTCAACACCGACACCGACGGGACGCGCGTCGTGAACATGGACCCCTTCGCGGCCACCCCGGACCAGTTCATCGACAAGCTCGACGAGGCGAGCGTCTTCATCGGCGATGACGGAGGCTCCGCATCCGCCATCTTCCTGTCGATGAAGAACAAGCACTTCCTCGATCGTCAGCAGGACCAGAACGTCCGCTGGATGAACGAGCTGGTCGACATCGCGGTCGGCATCCGCACCCAGGCCTTCAACTCTCCGTTCGGGCCGCTGCCCCTGATCCCGGTTCCGGGGCCGTCCATCGGCACCTACACCGGCTCGGGCGACGTGAACGGCGAGACCATCAGCGACATCTATCTCGTTGATGAGGCCACCCTCTCGCTGCCGTATCTCGGCTCGCCGGGACCGACGGTCATCGAGATCCCGACGGGCGTGGGCGGCCAGCTCACCCGCATGTTCATCGTCTTCGGCATGTGGGGCCTGGCTCTGAAGGCTCCGGTCTTCAACAACAAGGTCCGCGTCCACCAGAGCTAGATCTGGCGGGCGATTGAACGGAGGGAGGGGAACGGGGCTGGTCCCCGCTCCCCTTCCCCGCACCTGGAGGGGCTGATGTACGTCCACCCCAAGCGGTTCCGCGCGATGGGCCTCGGGGTTGACCTCTCGTCGATCCCAGATGTCGAGCTCCGCGAGCACCTCGAGAACGCTCGTGCGGAGGTCGATGCCTTTTGCAACGTCCCGATCACGCCGCAGCCGTACAGCTTCAAGGGCGGCGCCATTACCGACGAGGAGCACTCCTGGGGCAGGAACAATCTGCGGTCGAAGATCCATTTGTTCCATACGCCGATCAAGGAAGTCACCGACTTCCGCATCCTGGCGACGGAGAGCCTCTACATCGAATTCAATCAGCCGGGTGACATCTTCGTCTCGAAGGCGGAGGGATACATCGAGGTCATCAATCTCAGCCTCACCAAGATCGGACTGTGGGGCCAGGCGAATACGCCCCAGTTCGGGTTGATCGACCCCGTGGCGCGTGCCAGTTATACCTATGGGCGCTCATACCCTGTCGAGGACGAGGAGCTCTACCCGCTCACCGCCTCTGGGGACGAGGAGAACACGCAGTACATGGCGTCCAACGGGTACTGGGACCCCGACATCGACCCGGAGATCACGGTCGACGGCGTCGCTCCAGGGATCGGTACCTACTCCATCAACCGTGACAGCGGCATCGTCACCTTCACCGCCTCACAGAGTGCCGCCGCTGACGTGAGGGCTTCGTATAGCTACCGCGTTCCGCGCGACGTGGTGCGTGCTACCGCGTTGACCGCGGTCGCCCTGGTTGGCGAGAAGGCGCTTGTCGCCAAGGGCATGACTGGCGTTGAGTCTCTGAAGGCGGAGGAAATCGAGATCCGAAGGGCAGGTTCCAGGAGTGGCGTGGAGAAGGCGACGGCCGTGCCCGTCTCGGCCCAGCTCCTCCTGGAAGGCTACCGCTTCATGACCATGCGCGGTGGTTCATGACCGAGCCGCTTCTCAGCGAGGCTGAGCTCGATTCGCTGGCTGAGGTCGCCGAGCGGGGGATGCGGTCAACCGTCCAGATCTTTCACAAGACGGACGTATCGAACGACTACAGCGATGACGGCGAGTCCTACCCTGGAGAACCGGACGCTACGGTGATCGGCTGGTTCCGTGTGCAGCCAGACTTCTCGGTGACTGACGAATTCGCCGCCTTCCAGCACATCGACGATGGTCGTCTGTTCGTCCCGAGAGCAGTGGCCCTGGCGCGCGGGGACAAGATCGTGGTCAACGGAGAGGCCTTCACTGTCATCGACGTCAACACCCCGAACACATACAGGGTCCTGACGAGAGCTGCTGTTCGCAGGATGGACTGATGCCCCCGATCCGGATGACGATCCAGGTCACTACTCCCCGGACGTATCTTCGCCGGGTCGAGATAGCGGTATACGGCGCGCTCGACCAGGCCGTCGAGACGACGACGGAGTATGGGCAACGAGTAGCCAAGCGGCTCGCCCCCGTCCGTAAGGTGACCACCGATAGCACGCCCGCGCGCGCGCGGAATCTGACACAGGGGGAGATTGCAGACCTGCCGGAGCAGGTGCGGAAAGGGCTCAACCCCGTCTCGGGAGCCAGCCTGCGAACGGGAAGGCTGCCGCGGACTACAACCAGACGGGCAGGAGCCTCACACTTCGCACCGAGAACGCGGGGAGGCACGCTGCGCGAGACGGCTCGTGACGTCGAGTTCGACCGAGGGACGGGCTTCCCCCGTCTGAAGGATCGCAGCTTCGAGAGTCGACTCAGCTCGCGGGGGAGATATGAGTTCCGAAGCGAGCGTGCCATCCACACCGAGCGGAACCTCTTCCTGGAGGGCTCTCGCGTTCGGCGAGTGGCGAGGACCACGCTTGGGGGGAGGCTCCGGAGCGAGATAAGGACCACCCTCGTCCGCTTGGCATCGCAGGGCGGAGTTTCGGAGACGAGACTGGAGAGCCCCACCGAATATGCCGGGTACGTCGAGTACCCGACCTCGCGTACCGCGGCGCAGCCGTATATGCGACCGGCCCGTGAGGCAATGAAGCCCGTCCTCGTTCGCGAGACGGACAAGGAGCTGAGGAGGGCAGGGCGGTATGTCTAGTGCCACCGCTGCACCAACCTCTGGTCCTATCAAGGTAGCCCTCAAGGCCAAGCTGAGCGCCAACACCGCTATCAGCGCCGCGGCCGTAGGCGGCATCCATGAGGGCATCAACGTCCGCAAGACGATCAACTACCCATACGTCACGTACTCGTTGGCCTATGCGCCGATCGTCCGGCACTGGGGCTCAGTGATGCTGATCGCAGGGGTAGATGTCGTTGCTCGCGGCTTCGATCCGGACGAGGTTAGCAGCCTCGACGTGCTCATCACCGAAGAGCTCGATGGCGGAGAGCTCTGGGTCCCTGGGCTGACCACCCTAATCGTGCAACGTGAGGAAGAGCTACCGCTCTCACCCGATCGGAACGCCGAGGGGAAGAAGGTGTATGCGAATGGCGGCACCTACTCCATCTGGGCCGACAAGAACTTCCTCAACGACGAGTAGGAGTCAAAATGGCAGCCAACGATGGCGTCAAGATCCATGGCAAGAACGGCGCGATCTACGTCAACGGCCCGAAGGGGACGGGGATCAAGGTCGCGGCCAAGTCGGGGTACACCCTCAACCTGGGGCGTGACTACGTCGACGCCACCACGTTCGGAGATACCAACAAGACCTACCTGACGGGTCTGAAGGATGTCTCCGGGACCTGGGAAGGTCTCATGGACGTGTCTGGCGATCTCCTGGTCAACGCCTCGGATGAGGACTCGAAGGACATCTACCTGTATGCGGACGATCGTGACGGGTTCGAGGTCCTTCTGGCGTCTGGCCCGGGGCTGTTCGATGCGTCGATCAACGCGTCGAACGCAGACGCGATCCGGTGCTCAGGCAACTTCCGCGCTGCGGGTAGCTGGAGCGTGCTGAGCGGTCTGTAACCGGCGATCATCGGGGGCGGGCGTTCTGGGCGGCCCGCCCCCACACAACCTCTACTCCGCGAGGAGAAGGAAGCGATGCCATTTCGGCAGATCAGAGGCAAGCATGGTGAGCTGCGGGTCCCGTATCCGGGCGCAGTCATCGGACGATTCGACGGTGCGGGTGGGTTCTGGGAACTCACACGGCGCGAAGCGAAAGACCAACAGCCGGGTAAGCCGGTGGTCTATCGCTTGAGCGCCGTTTTTTCGTACGTCAACCAGGCGATGTACCAGAATGATCGCCTGCCGAAGGAGCTGACCATCAAGGTCGGCGAGGACCTGTTCCGGGTAGAACCGGCTGATGGGCAGCGCATGGAGCTGCGAGGCCGGACCCTACAGTCAGAAGGAGTCGTGTTGTGGCCGGTCAGTCAGTAAGCATCGAAGAGACCGAGCAGATCGGTCGATTCTCATTCCACCTTCGGGGGAAACTATACGAGGGCGAAGAGGTCGAGGCCGCCAAGTACGAGGAGCTCGTGAAGGCGGCCGTGACTGATCCCGACGAGGGGACGGTCGACATGAACCTGCTCGCCAACCTGATCGCCATCGAGACGGTCAAGGTCAACGGCAAGCCGATCGACGCGGCATCCTGGGGCCGCGAGAAGTTCCCCGTCGTCAACCGCATCCGCACCGAGGTCCGCCGACTCCACTTCATCGAGCTCGAGACGGACGAAGAGAAGGCCGAGCGCAAGAAGGCCGAGGCCGCTGCGGAGGCCAGCGCCAAGAAGGCGGCGAAGGGACCTGGACTCCCAAACTCCTGAGCTGGGGCGAGGTCTTCTTCTTCGAGATCGCGCGGTTCTTCAGCATCCCCGGTGGCGCGGTCGCTGTCGCTCACTGGGGAACGCGCAAGTACAAGAAGCACCGCGAGTACCTGCTCTGGTACCGAAAGCAGGAGAACGGTCCTGCCTCTTCGGGTGAAGAGGAAGATGACGGCACACCGCGATGGTGGGTCGAGCGCGGAGAGAACACCGCGCCCTGGGAAGACGAATCCTTCACACGACTGAGGTAGGCGCATGCCTGGCAACGTCGAGAACATCAAAGGCATCGGCCTCTCCGTAGTCGCCGACGCCACGCAGATCCGCCGCACGTTCGAGGAGGCCATCTCAGGCCTCCGTGACCGTACGGTGCAGATGAAGCTGTCCGTCGTCAAGGACAGCTCGTTTGAGCGTGTCATGCGGGAAATCCGCAACACGCGGGTCACGATCGACATTGCTCTATCCCCCTCGCGTGACACGGTCCGGCAGATCCGGCGCGATCTGAAGACCAAGTTGGAGGCTGAGGGCGGCGTCCCCATCCCCGTCAAGATTCAGGCGCTCTCCCAAGCGGAGGGTGCCCGTATTCGGGCTGCCATCGAGAAGTCGATTGGCACTCCGACTGTCGACGTCATCCTCAACCCGCAGTACGCAGGTGGCGGTGGTGGTGGCGGTGGTGGCGGCCAGGTGGGCGGGGGAGCGCTGCGACAGCCTGTGGAGCAGGCCAGGGCGCCCCAGGGCGCCAGTCCGGCCCCTGCCGCGCCTGTGGGGGCCAGAGGAGCCGCCAGCGGCCGTGTGGCGAGCTTTGCGCGGCAGGAGGCGGAGTCCGAGGAAGAGTGGCAGAGTCGCCTGCTCGATAGCAGGGCGACGTTCCTTGATCGGCTGGAGTCCAACAGCGAGCGGACCCGTCGTCGCGCCAACAATGCGCTGGTCGACATCGACAAGCGCCTCGGCATCGAGTCTGATCGTCAGCGCATTGCTGCCAACCAGCCAGCTCCGCTGATTCGCGGCGCAACGAACACCGCCGCCTATCCGGAGCGCGTTACGCCTGCGGGGGAGCGGGTCCGAGGAGGGCCGGACGTCGGTGCGCTGCCGCCTGGTGGTGCGACTGACTGGGAGAAGGTCGCGCGGCTCTTCTTCGAGAACGTCTCACGGCGGTCTCCGGATCGTGGATTCCGCGGGCAGCGTGTCCAGCGTTCGTTCCTTCAGCCGGGGTTGGGGCTCAACCCGGAGGAGGAGCAGTCGCGCCGTGCCGAGAATCGGTCGCGTGTTGAAGCGGGCAAGGAGATCGTGGAGGGCTCGTTCGACGAGGTCTTCGCCTCCATGCCCGACGACTTCCGCAAGGCTTTCACCAAGGGCATCGAGCTGGTCAAGGGCGGCGACCTGGGACTCGCCAAGGAATCGCTGGGGGCCACGCTCGATGACCTGCTCGCGCGCGGGGCAGGGCGAAAAGTCCCTGGCGTTGGGCCGCGTACCGTCCAGCGCATTCTCGACCCAACCCGGGGCGAGAGCTCGCTGAGGGCGTTCAACGAAACTCCAGAAGCCGCAGGCCGCCTCGCTCAGCAGCAAGCGTTCGCCTTCCAGGTCAACAGCATACGAGACCTGATCGGGGCGATCACGACGACCCAGTCGGACGTTACGGCCAACACCAAGGCTCGCCGTCGACGGCGCCGCAAGGCCGTGACGGAGCCGAGTGAACTCGAACCGGGCGAGATTCTCGCCAAGGCCGAGGAGCGGTTCCCACTCAATCCGGTAAAGGTGAAAGTCGAGGACGTTGAACCATCAGCCTCTCGTCGGTCGGCGAAGGCGTCAAAGGATGTTGCGTTCGAGGGTGTAGGTGCCCCGCCAGGGGTCGGCGGAGGCGGCGGACAGGGCGGAGCGGTCTTCCCGTTCCCGACTGGTGGAGGCGGAGCGGTTCCGGTCGAGGTCATCAACTGGCCGGGTTCCCTCGTCCAGCAGGGGGGCACTGTGGCGGCGCAGCCGGTCGTGCCCGCCTCGGCCGACTTCGAGCGCATGTTCCAGCCAGCGTTGGAGGGGCTCGCTGCTGCCGCGGGGAAGATCGGAACGACAGCGCCCGCATCAGGGAAGACCAAGGGGAGGACCGGGAGCAGCCGTGTATCACGCGGCCATCTCGCCCCGACCAACCCGCGAGGAGTTGCCGCTCAGCTCGTCGGAGCGGGACTCATTTCACCAGAAGCAGCGGGTGCGATCCTGGAGCCCCCCGTCACGGGCGCACCATCACAACTCGACATCGCGCGGCAGGGGATCGAGGAGCAGCTCGCCCAAGCCCGTCAGGGACTCCCCATTCGCGGCTTCGCCGTGTCGGTGGCCCAGCAGCTTGCGGGAGAACAGCGTGGAGCGACTTTCGCGCGATTCCAGCGAGCAGGCCAATTCCTCGGACAGGCGGGAGGGGTTAGCCGTCAGGCTGCCGACGTCGAGAAGGAGGTCAAGCTCCAGCAGGCGGCCCTGGATTCGCTGAACGCAAAGCAGGATAAGGCGGGGAAGCTCACCAAGCAGGAGCAAGGTTACCGGGCGTCGCTGACGAAGTCGATCGACCAGGGCCGTCAGAAGCTCACCGAGTACGCCAAGGTCCAGGAGGATCTCGTCGGGCAGGCGAGCGAGCTTGCCAAGCTGACAGGCGGTGAAAAGCTCGCCAACCTGGGTAAGAGCCTCGTCGGTAGCTTGGGCGGGACCCTGGCCTTCGGTGCGGCACTAGGCGCCGTTGGTGCGGGACTCTCCGCCATCTCGATCGCGGCCGTACCTGTGCTCGAACGCCTGACCGGGTATGCCAGTGCTACGCGAGACATCTCCGGAGCGCTGGCCGAGCAGCAGAAGCAGCAGAAGTCATCGGTACAGGCTCTCGTCGCCCAGGATCTCGCCATGAAGGCGTTCTCCGCTGATACGGTCAGGTCGATCGGTCCGATTATCGAGCAGCGGGTGGCGACCGAGGCCGCCAACAAGGCGCTCGAGGAGCGACAGAGGACGCTGGCCGCGGCACGCAACATCGGGCGTGAGAATGCGCAGTTCGGCGGACAGGACGCGGGCCTCTTCCAGACGACCGGGGGCGTCAATTTCTTCGGGCTCCAGACGCCATTCTTCGGGACGCCATCAACGCAAGAGGTCGCTGGCCGCGAGCTGGCGCAGCTTCCGACGGCCGCGCAGCGTGGTCAGGCCACCGGGTTCCCGCAGGACCAGAATCCGATCGACCGCTTCTTCGACATGGCGGGAAGTCTGTTTGGCGGGCCGCGGCCGGAGGAGGACCGTACTTCTGCCATTGCAGAGGCGACCACACAGATCGACGCCTTCAACGACGCGGTCGAGAAGGGAGCGATCTCCCAGGGGCGTTTGGTGGAGGCCAATGAGGATGCGGCGAAGAAGTCCGCTGAACTCTTCCGAGCGGCAGGGCTCGAGCAGATCGCAGACCAACTCACCAACAAGGGGTTGGCGGTTCAGGGCGTCCAGACGCCCGCCCAGGCCCAGGCCTTCGCGTTGTCGTACCAGCGCGGAGCACTCCGGCCCGACCCCGAGACGCTACTGGCCGCTGCCCAGGAGCCACTGAAGGCGACGATCTTCCAGATCCAGCAGAATCTCAAGAACACCCTCGAGACATTCTTGCCCGCGCAGAGAGGGATCGCTCTCTCGGCCCAGCCGGTTGCACCGTTCAGTCGTGGTCTGCTGCCCCAGGGATCTGCGATCCCTGGGTCTCCCCTGGTCGGGGCGGCGCTCGGTGGTGGAGCATCTCCCGCGGAGTTCTCCGGCGTCTCCGGCATCGGAGGCCAGTTTGGAGGCGTGCCCGAGGAGGCTATCACCTCCTTCAACCGCTACCGCGACGAAGCACAGCGGGCGATCGACTCCGTCAACGCCAAGGCCCAGGAGGGGCGGCAGGTCTTGGCCCAGCAGCTCGGCGTGCCGGAGTCAACCATCACCCAGCTCCAGGCATTCGGGACGCGGATCGACGAGATCGGTGCCAAGCAGCAGGACCTCCGGCTCGACCTCCAGTACAGCCAGTACAACCGGCAGCTCTTCTTGGCGCGAAGAACGCTGGGCGACATTGCGGGCCTATTGGGCAAGACAGGCGGAACCCAGGTGGGACTCCTCCAGCGAGAACAGCTCCTCCTGTCGCGCCGTTCGCAGTCACTCAGTCTCCAGAGCCAGCAGCTCAGCCTCCAGACCGGCGAGCTTCAGCAGCAAAGCGCCGAGCTGGGACAGCAGCAGAATTTCCTCCAGCTCCAGCAGAGCCAGCGCCAGATCAACTTCCAGCGCGCAGTGGCGGGCTTCACCGCCCCAGGCTTGACACCGGAGGAACGCCGCGCCCGCATCCAGGAGGCCGAGCTCGAAGCGGATTACGCCCAGAAGCAGCTCAACTTCCAGAAGGAGCAGTTCAAGCTCCAGCAGGACCAGATCGCCATCAACCGCGAGCAGCTTGGCTTCCAGCGTGAGGCCTTTGCACTGGCGCAGGCGCAGTACCAGAACCAGGTCGCGCTCCAGGACGCACTTAGCGGTCGCGCCTACGAAGATCAGCTCGCAGCAATTGCCGAGCTCCAGAAGGCCTTCGCGACGGGGGTCGAGATCCAGGCGCTCGAGAATCTGAAGGTCGCCATCACCCGCCAGCGGGACATCTTCGTCGAGGAGCTGAATGCCCAGGTTCAGGCGGAGATGGACTTCATCAAGGCGGAGAGTCAATTCGCCGCGGATCTGATGGCCCAGACAGGACGCTTCGCGACCAACCTCGTCTCGCGCGTGAAGCAGGTCTTTGACGACATCCGGCGCCAGAACGGATGGTTCTTCGGCGGTTCGTTTGGCGATACGTCAGGCGAGAACGCCACGAGAAATCGCATCCCCGAGGGGACTGAGCCGTCAGGCCGCTACAACGCCCCCGGCATGCTGAGCATGGTCTCGCAGCCCACCCAGATGACGATGGGCGACGCGGGCGGCGAGCTGGTGGCTGTGCTCCGCAATCCGAAGCCCGTGCTCGACTTCGGCTCGCGCCAGCAGGCGACGATCTTGGCCCCGATTCAGATCAACGTCACCGGCAACACGGTCCGCAATGATTCAGACCTCGAGACGCTTGCCCTCCAGGTGTCGAGGCTGGTCGAGGAGCGGATGGGGCGCCGCATGACCACCCTAGGCATCACCGTAGCGAGGTAGGAAGGTGCCGATTAAGCACGCGACTCAAGCGACGACTCCCGATGACGGGACTTCCGAAGTCGGGACTGATGAATGGAACGATGACCACACTGGCGGCGCTGGTTGGAACCAGGACGTTGATGAGGACGGCTCGTCGTTCGCCAACTTCACCGCGGGCAACGGCACCTGGGCCAGCAATGGGACCGTTATCAGTCAGACCGCCACCGCTGCCTCGCACTCGCGAGCGAAGTACAACACCAAGATCCCCTACGGGCTGCCTACCATCTACGAATGCGAAGTGCAGATCGTCGATGAGTACGGTAGCGGCGATCACAGCGCAGGCCCGCTCATCGGCTATGACGGCGCCACCGGCACCGGGGGGCTCGCCGTCCAGATCAACCGCAACGACCAGACGATCCAGGTAGAACGCGCCGGGGTCGCGGTACTGGCGGCGCCTGCGTTCACGGTGGCGGCGGATACCTGGTACAAGATCCGCGCCATCGTCAGCGGCCCATGGGTCTCGGTCTATATCGACGGCACCCTGCTGGGATCATTCAACGTCGATGCGGTGGCCGGTGGCAACAACGCCGCCTTCGTCGGCCTCATTACCTACGCCTGCGGTGCCGAGTTCCGCAACATCAAGCTGTGGACGCTGTCTGAAGGCATCCCCGCGTAGAAGGAGGACTCTGAATGGCCGGAGTCTTCCAGCCCGACGTCTTCCAGAACGACGTATTCCAGGTAGAAGCTGGCGCGGTTCCGTTAGCAGGGTCCTCGTCTGGCACGTCGAGTGTTGCGGGCGTTCTTTCGGGATCGGTCCCCCTGAGCGGATCAGCCGCAGCCTCATCCGACGCTATCGCTGATCTGACAGTTGAATCGGCCGGAGCTGTTGACCTGGCAGGGACAGCGGCGGGGTCGTCCTCCGCGTCCGCCGTCCTCTCGAAGAGTGTCTTCCTCTCTGGGTCCTCAGCGGGATCTTCGACCGCTGCTGGTGTGGCGGATGTCCTCCTAGGTCTGCGCGGCTCGTCAGCAGGGAGCTCGACCGCATCAGCTCACATGATCCTGGACCTGGCCCTGTCGGGATCGGCGGACGGGTCGACCCAGACAGCGGTCCGTTTGCTGGTCACGAACATCGAACCCTCTCCTGCGCTGGCGATACACTCGGGGCTGACAACACCTCC